AGCCACTAGGCCCTTTGCCACCTCGTTCCACGAGAGCTTTGAAAGGTCCTTCACGGCACTGGCGAGGATCTTGATCCCTGCCGCCAGCAATACGAGTCCGGCTCCCTGAGCCACACCGCCCTTGTTGACCTTGGCGAACATGGTGAAGAGAACAAGAGAACTGAGAAGTACTCCGACTCCCACCAAACCCTTGGCGAGTTCGTTCCACCCCAGACTTGAAAGGTCCTCTACCGCACTCGCAAGGATCTTTATGGCTCCGGCGAGTACGATCAAACCGAAACCAGTGGATATGAGACCCTTCGGGTTCGGCATGAGCTTGAGCGATCCGACAAGCAGACCAAGCGTCACCGCAAGACCTGTCAAACCCTTGGCAAGCTCATTCCAGTTCAGTTCCGACAGCTGTTTCACGGACTGTGCCAGAAGCAAGACCGCTCCGGCCAGAAGAATCAGCGACCCCATGATGAACGGGAGCTTGGCGAAACCGGCGAAGCCAATGAACTTCTGGAATATGACCATGGCGCCCAGAAGCTGACCGAACATGACCGTGATCGCTGAGCTGGCCTGAATGAGACCTTCCCGGTCGATCTTGGACAGGATGTTCATCGATACTGCAAGAACACCGACTGCGAGCGCGATCTGAAGAAGCGTAGCCGCTTTCAGAGTGTTCTGCATAGCTCCGAATGCGCCGGTCATGTCGTTGATGCCGTCGGTCACTGCTTCGAGGATGCCGCCTACACCACCGCCTCCGAATCCTCCGAGGAAATTCTTGATCACCAAGAACAATCCTGCAAGCAATCCGGTGTTTATACCAGCGAAGAGAGTCTCGAAGTTGAATCCTTCGAACATCCCTCCTATTCCGCCCAGGGCGTCGGATATGATCCCGCCGAGATTCTGGAAGAACCTCCCCACGTTCTTCATGACCGTAAGGGTCTTCTCCCAGACTACTGAGACTACCTCACCAAGACGTCCAAGCGGCTCCAGCTTGGAGGATATGCCTTCGACGCTCTTCTCGACCCCTGAAGCATCGGTGTCCTTGAACAACGACGCCAAGAAACCGGCGAGCTTCTGAACGAGCTTGATCGGAACTGCGAGCACAGCCCCGAGTCCCTTGAAGAAATTCGTGAGGCCTTCGCCTTCTCGAATTCCATTCCGAAGGGCAACCAGGAAGTCGCCGATCTTGGCAGTGAAACTGAGAAAGCCGCCGGAGCCCTTGGTTGCGACTCCGACCAGATCAAAGATTACGCCAACAACACCCTTGATGATGTCGACCGCGATTCCAAATACCGCGAAGACACCCGCAAAGGTTCGCTTCAGTTTGTCTGCTGTCTCTCCTCCGACTTTTAGCTTCTCGGTGAAGTCCCGGAAGTTCTTGGTCATGTCGGCAAGCTGCTTGCCGGTGGTGGCCGGGAATATCTCCCGGAAGGCGTCCTTGATGGGTTTAGCGACCGAGGCAAGGGCCTTGAAGACGTTGGTGATACCCTCGATAAGCGCTTTACGCCCACCCAGAGCATCCCAGTCTTTGAGCATCTTGTTACGGGCATCGGCAGAGCCTTTTAGCAGCTTACCTACGCCGTCGCTGATACCGGTGAAAAGCCCCTTGGCTTCGGCGAAGTCACCGAATATGATCTGCCAGGTCTGAGCCCAGCCCGAGCCCAATTGCTCCTTGAAGGTTCCAAAGAGCTGGGTCATGGTCTTAACTTCGGTGGCTGCGGATTTGGCCATCTTGGCCTGGTCCTGGATCGCCTTGATCTGGGCCTTGCTGAACCCCTGGGCGGCCAATTCAGCATCGGACAGGTCACCCGTGAACTGAGCCAGCGTCTGTGTCAGAACCTTGGACGTTAGCCACGATTCCTGCCCTGGCTTTGCTGTGATGGACTCTCGGAAGGATTTGCCACCGATGGTGACGTTCTTCATCTCTCCCGTGAGCTTTACTGCACCATCTTTAAGGGTCCCCATCTTCTCGGCATTCAGCGCGAGAGCGCGCTGAAACACCGTACCGCCCATACCGGCGTTGACTACTGAGTTCCAGTCCTCAAGGGTAACCCGTCCCGCGGATATGGCCTGTGAGAGCTGGTACATCGCTCCAGATGCCTGCTCCGAATTGGAGCCGGACAGAGCCGCCAAGTTGGCAATACCCTTGATCGCCGCAGTTGCGGGTTCCAGGGCAACACCGGCAGCCGTAAAGGTGCCGATGTTCTTTGCCATCTCGGAGAAGTTGTAGATCGTCTGGTCGGAATAATGATTCAGCTCGTCAAGGGCGTGAGTGACGTCCTTGAGATTCGTTCCGGCCGACTGTGTGTTCGCCAGGATGGTCTGGATCGAGTTCAAATTCGTCTCATACTCCCGGAAGCCATCCAGGATAGGAGCGAACGTGAACGAGTTGAGGAGCCTTGATCCAGCTTCGGAAGCCCGAGCACCGATGTTATGCAGGGCACCGGTAGCTATCTGCCCAAGAGCTGAGAATTTACCCGCCAGGGATGAAGTGTTGGCTTCGATGTTCTTGAGCGAGGAAGCAGCCTTGTCCGCGGCCGGACCGGTCTTGTTGAGGTTGTCGGTGAAACGCCCCAATGCATCCTGACCAGCGGTCAATGCCTGGGATGCCTTCTGGCCAAAGCCCTGGACCTGAGTCGTTATACCGGAAAATCCGGAAGCGAACTCGTGCAACTTTGCCTTACCGGCTTCCATCCGCTGCGTAAAGGTGGTTGCAACGGTAGAAGACTGCTGCACACCGGTGGTGAACTGACCGAGGGAGTTCCGAGTTCGTACCATGTGCTGGTCGAACTGCTGGACGACAGTCGCGACCCCCTGAAGACCCTTCGCGGCCCCCTGGAGTTGCAGACTCTTGTTGAGTCTCTCCAGCGAAGATATGGTCTGCTGAACACCCTGCTGGAACGCGGCGTTCTCGAATTTCATCTGAACAATGCGCTCGTCGACAGAGCTCATGTGGAGGTCACCGCCTTCCATACCTGATCTGCGATGCTGTCAAATATCGGCCTCATGGCCGGGTTGATGTAATCCTGACCCTGCACGTAGCCGCCAGTGCCCGTTCCATGGCCGTACTGAAGCATGATGGCGACCGGGAAGCCGTTTTCGATGTCAGTGTTCAACCACTTGATCGTGACCGACTTTCCCGATCGCTCGATTTCATAGTCCCAGGAATCAGCGGCCAGACCGGAATCCTTCGGAACCGCAGCCGCCAAAGCAACGACGCCCTTTTGGGCTTCGGCGTCCAGCGATCTGTAAATATCGGCGTTCTTGAGCTTCTTGAGGAAGTCTTCCGTTCGTTTACCCGAACGGGTGGTGACGAACGAAAACATGCTGACTCCTCTTGATTACTCCAGGCCGGTCATCTTACGGCCGGTACTGATCAGGTTGGGGTTGGCCGTTCGGATCGCGTCGACGCCTTCGAAGTACATCCGAAGCACATAAGCCTCGTCTGCGGTGTAACCGAAGTCCGACATCATCGGGTCGACGCCGTCAACTACAGGATGGTTCGCGAGCCACGCAGCGATGGCCTCGTGCTTGTCGAGAGCTCGTCGCAATTCGAGAACGGCCTGAGCAGCCGACATGTCGAGACCCTGCTTGGTGACTTCGAGCCCAAGGCCCATGAGTGCTCCTTTACGCAGCAGATTCGTAGGTGAAGCTGCCCTTGACCGAGTTACCGCTTGCCCAGGTGAACGGAGACAAGGAGTCCACGTCACCGGAGTTGGTGATGGCTGTTCCGTCCACGTAACCGGCGATGATGGAGATGCGGAAACCAGTCGTCGAGTATAGTTTGGCCTTACCCATGCAGCTCTTGTCGTTCGACTGCCTGAGTTCGAGGAAACCGATCGAGTCGCTGGAGTTGGCCGCGGTTACCGGAAGACTGAACTGCCAGTTGTCACCAGTAGTCGGAGAAGAACCGAAGTTCGTGGTGCTACCGAAGGTGATTTCGAACGTGACCTCGACCTTGCGTCCGAGTTTCTGGTACTTGCAGTTGATCGTGGCGTTACCCAGAGACGGCTGAACGCTGCCTTGTGACGTCCAGGTGGGCGTGTACGTTGTCCATGCACCGGGATCGGTAATGAGTTTCTGCCAGGCAGTCCACCCGTTGGCCGCATTCGCGGTCCGGTACCACATGCTCGGCGATCCAGCACCCGACGAGTGTGTGATGAAGGTCTGCTTGGCGAAGTCCGTGCCGTCAACGTACGTAAGTACTTCACCGGCATTGCCCGCGAAATCCCAGTTCGAAGAGTTGGCCGAGGTGTAGTAGAGCCTCGACCACCCGGTCGGATAACCCGAGAATGCGTTGGTAGTCTGAGCGAAGTTCGCCGCAGTCAGACTGTAAAGCAAGTTGACCTGAGACCACGCGGTCCACCCACCACCATTGTTACTGGTGTGGTATTGACGCATCCACATTCGCGGTGTTCCGATGCCACCGGGGTTCGAAAACGCGTGCTGAACGGTGCGATCTGTCTCGGTTCGGTACGTAATCACGGAACCGAAACCCGAGTTGATCGACCACCCGGAGCCCGTTGTGAGGGACATCTGGGAGATGCCGAGAGGATATGCGCTGGGGAGCGCAGTCTCCGTGTTCGCATTGGCGGCGAGGATCTGAACCTTGTTGCCCGGAACGGCGGCGATGGCCGAGGCGATGCCAGCCGGGGTCACCGCACGCTGTGTGTCCGTCATGGCTGCGGCTTCGACGGTGGTAGCCATTTCGACAAGACCCTGCTGAGTCTCGCTGGCGAGAGGACCGGCCACGTTGGTAGTGTCGTACCAGACCGATCCATTGGGAACAGACCCTGGGTCCGTTGCTCCGATATAGGAGAACGCATCGACCTTGGTGTATCCGGTTCCGGGGTTCATCTGCATGCCCGAAACGGCGCCCATGTCGATGGGAGTTCCGTCGTGCCGCGTCAGAATAAGATGCCCCGCTGAGTTGATTTCGCCATCGACGATCGAAGTGGCCTCGATCTCAAGCGTCCGCTCGGCGGTTACTACAGTTACCGTAGCCACAGGGCCACCTTTCTAGTCGTGATCGAATATCAGGTCATCGGGTCCCAAACACCGCCTTCACGGGGTTTGGGATTGGCGGGGACCCAGGCGTCTCCGACACGAACCTTGGGTGTGGCCCAGACCCAACTTCCACCCCAGCGAACTTTACGAACTGCGAAAGTCGAGACCTGTACGGCCCAGAAAGACGCGTCATCGAAGTTGGCAACCAGGTTCGGGGTGCTTCCATCCCACACACCAGCCATGAATATGAGAGCGGCTGCGGTTTTATCGAACGTACCGCCGACCGTGCACCGGGCCATCTCATCCCAGGTCTGCCCATCTGATGAGTTATACATCCGAAGCACGTTGTCGGAGCCCATGTTGCCGATGCCCCACCACTTACCAGCGGTCCAGCTGGGACCTATTCCAACAGTGGTGTCGGTGGTGACCTGACCGCTGAAAGTCGTGGCCCCACTTCCCTGGAACGTCAGGTAGGTTCCCGCGGGCCCGCCCATACCAGCTATAGCGTTGCCGTTGGCGTTCTTGGCACCGATATAGAACTCGGTGTTGGATGTCCTGGCCCCGGTTGTCGACAACTTTGCGGCGAGGATACCGGAAGCAAGATTGAAATATGTCTTGCCTTCGACCCGTGGGTAATCGGCAACACAGGCGAGATTAAGAGTTCCACCAGATTCGGTAGTTCCCGGTCCCTGGGTGATCTCCCATTTGGTGGAATCGAGGGTCCCGTCCGCGAAGTTGTCTATGAGCGTCTGTGTGTACGCCACGGAACCTCCTTACCCATCGCTGATCGTGTAGGTGTTCGCGTCCACCGGAACCACGGTCGGCCAGTCGAACAGAAGCGTGATGTCGTCGAGTTGGGATATGGCCTCATCGGGGCCCGAAATGGTCCAGATCCCCTCACCGTTGTCGGTGAGTACGAAGACGAAGAACGCGTCGAATATGGCCAGCAACTCAGTGAAGGTTGGAAGTTTCGCCTGTTCGTCATCGTTTCCGTACAAGGTCTCTTCGAGAAGCCCCATAACTTCCTTGGAAGTGGTTCGAGAGTCGATCTCGATATGGGACGTCCTTTTGAAACCAGGGATCACCGGCGGCCTGGTCGTGATCGTCCAACTGAATTCTATCGGTTCGACGTCTTCGCCGACCGATGAATAGTTCCGGGCGGAGGGCTCAGCCAGAGCGTTGTACACGAGATGGATCTTGTAGCCGAAATCCCCGTCGAGATCACTGCCGACCTTGGTTCTGTAGGAAAACCCGAATTGCTTTCTCCGCTGCTGCGTGAGAATAAGTCCAGGCCTTGCGGAACTCGTACCGTCGCACTGTCCGAATTCCGGCGGGTAGACGAAGGCGTTGATGGTGGCACCGAACTCTTCCGTCGAAGAAGCCACCAGGTACTTGTTACCGTCGAGGTAGTACGATTTCGACCCACCGCCGGTTGGGTTCATCTCCACCGAACGTAGGCCAGACCAGGGAACCCCAGCCTGCCCATCGAGGTAGAGAACGCCACGGTCCACCCCGGTTTCATAGAAGCGCGATCCTGCTGTATCCCATGTGATCTTGGCCATTCAGTTCGCTCCTCTCATCCTCGGGAACCGGTCTTTGCCCGGCGTGCGTCGTTCAAAGCCTTTCGTTCGGCAAGCATCTCAGCCCTGGTCATCTTCTTCGGCGGTGTGTTCTTGAGATTACACACCTTGATGAGGGCCAAAAGCCGGTTCAGATGCCAGTGTTCGCACTCGATCCAGATGTTCAGCGAGACCATCCAGTAGTACACGATCTCGGCCGTGATGATCTCTCGACTCTTCTGACCTGTTGCTTCCCGAAACGTAGTTGCAGTCATCGGGGCGTTTATGTACTCGTTGATCGCCTTGAAGTTCTCTTCGGACAGTTTGTAGAAAACCTCCGAAGGAACATCCGGCGTGAGAATCATCGCCTTGATGTACCACATCGTCTCTTCGAGAGTCTTGTCTTCGGTGTTGAGGAACGGCTTTTCGAAGAATGACTCCCATTTTGACAGAGTGGCCAGAGAGTGCTCCATCTCCAGCGTGAACGACTCGATGACGACGATCTCTTTGTTGCGTTCGTCGTATCCTTCGCGGATCGGCACGTCGATGACGAGCACTCTCTGACCTCCCTTCAAGGCGACTAGAAGTCGCCGATGAGCCAGTCGCTGTCGGACGGCTGGGTGAACTTGTAGCCGACGTTCGGACGAGCCTCGACGACCTTGTTGGCCGTGAGAACCACCGGTCCAGCCGCGAGCGGCTCGTCGTCCATGTAGTAGGTGACACCGGCGATCGACGGAACCGTCATGGTGTTGGTGGCTCCGTCGTACGCGGGTTCGGTCGGAGTGACCGTGAGGACCGTTCCGGAGAAGATCGCGAAGACGGCCGCCGGGGTCGGCAGAGACGGGTCGGTTCCCGCGGTGCCGTAGAGGAACTCCTCCAGGGTGGCCAGGTCGTCCGCCGCGACCTTCGTCGAGTCGATCACGATGTGCGACGTCGGCTTGTAGGTCACACCCGAGAGGGTGCCCACATCGACCGGGTCGGTGGTGAACTCCCAGCTGAGCGTCATCGCCTCGGGCGAGTCGTTGACGGTGGCACGGGCCTTCTCCGACGGCGACGCCGTGGCGCCGTAGACGAGGTGGAGCTTGTAACCGTAGCTCTGCCCCTCCGTGTCGTTGCCGACGAGCGAACGGTACGAGAGACCGAACGGCTTGCGGGACTGCTGGCCGATGCCGACGCCGGGCGTCGGGGTGGCCGTGCCGTCACACTGCTCGAACTCGTCGGGGTAGGTGAAGGCCTCGATGGTGCCGCCGAACTCCTCGGCGGAAACCAGGTTGGCGTAGACGCGGTTGTCCGCGTACTGCTTGTTGGACTCGGCGCCCGAAGGCGACTCGGTGACGGTCGTCAGACCGTTCCAGGCGTAGCCGTTCTCGTAGACACCGGCAGTGTTGGGGAGGTAGAGGACGCCGTGGTCGACACCGGTCTCGAAGACTCGTTCGCCAGTCTTGTCCCACTGAAGGACAGCCATGCTTTGTACTCCCTCACTCAGAAGTAGTAGAGGTTGAAGACGTAGTGGTGGAGGTTGTCCGCCGTAAACGGTCGAACGAAGCTCGACAGAGGTAGCTGGGCGACGTCGTCAGATATGAGCATCCCGGAATCGGGATTTCTGTCGATAACCGTCACCTGGTACCGCTTGGCGCGACTGTATGGGTGGTTGCCAGCGAATTCCGTCTTCGCATTGTCGAGTTGATAAACGATACAGGGGTACTGCATCGTCAGATTGGAAGGGGGCTGGAAATATACGTTGGCGCTTCCCAGCGTATCCACCAAGAGCTGATGAAGCTCAAGGCGTTTGGGGTCTGGGGCCATTGTATACACCCCCTAGCCTCAACAGCAGACGGGGGCTCCGAACTTCGATCTCTTCGACCGACCACAGAGCCCCCATCCAATCAACGTAGCGAATTGCCGAAATATGCTCGTTGGCATAAGCATCCGCAACGATGCTAATCGAATTACTCACCGAGAGGTCGTTATTGACCTTCTCACCTTCCCGGAACTTCAGCGAATTCCGCACCACATCCCCAAAGTGGGATCGTTCGTGGATTTGGTCTTCGTGCACGCCTGGGGAGGTTTCTACAGTTACGCCGTATCCCACCTTTCCTGAAAATCGTGTCATGACTGAGTGAGGTCAGCTCACGCGGCCGGGCGCGTGAACTCCCACGAGTCGTTCTGGTTGTCGGCGAAGTAGTAGCCGGTGTCCGGAACCGCGTAGACGGTCGTGGACTCGCCCGCCGCCAGAGCGGTCTGGGCTCCTGCGGTGAGGGTGACGCCGTCGCCGTCCTTGTAGACCACGCCGGTCTGGGTCGGGATCGTCACGACACCGGTACCCTTGTTGAAGGCGGGCTTGTTCGGGCTGACGAGGACGTTCGCCGCAGCGGTCTTCCGGATGACGATGGCCGACTTCGGACGGACCAGGGCTCCGGACATGCGGGTCTCCAGCAGGTACTTCTGCTGGTTGTAGTCGATGTCGAAGTCCTCGAACATCGTCAGCTCGCCACCCTTGTCGGTGCCGATGTTGTAGTCATCGAGGTTGACGATGATGCCGACGAGATCCGTGATCTCCTTCATCGGCTCCACGGTGACGATCTGCTTGACGCCGAGGGCTTCCGCGACCTGCTGGTTAGTCTCGTAGTACCGACGACCCATCTCGTCCCGGGCCTTCTTGAACATGTTGAGGTGCGGGATCGTGGTGAAGAACGTGGGCGTGCCGGTGCCCTTGTAGTACTCCATGCCGTCCATGACGGCGTCCACGACCTCCTCGTAGGAAGAGTCCGCGTTGTCGACGTTGACGTTGAGCGTGGTGACGAACAGCTCGTGGTCGTTGATGATCGAGCGGATGCCGTCGCCGTTGGCGCCGTTCAGCGGGTCCTTGATCTTGTCCTCGTCGACCGCGGAACGGCCGTCGCCGATGAGGATCGCACGGGCGATCTCCTCCTCGGTCATGAGCCGCATCTCGCCCTTGAGGAAGGTGACGACGTCGAAGTCCGTGATGTCGAGGATGTCGTCCCGGTCGAGCTTCTGCTTCTTGTAGATCGTGGTCGGGCCGGTGTTCCGCTTGGTGACGCCGATCCACTCTTCCAGCTTGTAGTGCCCCTTGATGTAGCCCTTGGCTCGGGCCTCCTCCTGCCGCAGATCCGCGGTGAAGGTCTTGATGCGGGAGAACGGGGTGTGGCGGGTGCCGTTGAGGACGGACGCGACCCACTCGGTCCGGCGCTTCTCCAGCTCGATCGTCCCGGTGGCCATCTTGGCGTCCGGGAACAGGATGTCGATGTCGGTGATGCCGTGCTGGAGGTTGGCCTCGGCGTACTTCTCGACGGCCGCCTTCAGCGAGCCGGACTTCTGGGCGTCCTCGAAAATGCCCTTGAGAGCGTCGTGCGACAGCTCGTGCTTCTTCTTGCCGTCTTCGGTCTTGTCGGTCTGGTCGAACACGTTGCGCGACATGTCGTCGGCTCCTTCCTGGTGGATGAGGGCGCCCTCGCCGGGCTGGTTGGCGGACTGGGCCATGCTGGATGCGGCGTCTTCGAGGGCGGCACCGATGAGGTAGTGAACGACGTTCTTCTCCTCCTCGGTCATGCCGTCGTAGACGTCCTGGATGGTGACGTCCTCGCCGTCGTCGGCGTGGGAGAGGTCCTCGTCGTCCTCTTCCTCGTCGTCCTCAGAGTCGTCCTCATCGGACTCGTCAGGGTCCTCGGAGTGCTGGAGGGCGAGACCCGTGGTGATGATCGCCTCTTCGTCCGACTCGACGAGCGTTCCGTCTCCGTGCTGGATGTTGACGAAGTCGATCTTGGCGCCGGGATTGGCACCGGCCAGCACCAGACTGACCTCACGGATGACGCCGTGAGTGACCCGCTGAGAGGTCTCCTTGAGCTGGTTGGCGAAGATCGAGAGCGAGTCGATGTCCTCGTGCTCGACCGATTCCTTCGCGGCCTGCCCCTTGGGCGTCTTGTTGAAGAAGCCGTAGGCATACATGCCATCGTCGCGGGCTTCGAGGAGGGCGTGCCCGAGCACGTTCTCCGGGTCGTTGTGGATGTGCTGGTAGACGAGCGGAATCTTCTGCCCGTCCATGTGCTTGAAGGCGTCGGGCATGATGGTCCGGCCATCGGAGCACTTGAGCCCAGTCTTGGTGGCGTAACCGCCGAAGTCCGGCTTACGGTTTGCTGCCATTTTGACTGTCTCCCTTCTACGTCGTGGTCTTCTTGGCTCCGATGGAGCCTTCTTTGCGCATCTTCGCGATCCGCTCTTGGATGGACTTGATCTTGTCGTTCAGCGACTTGACGTCGTCTTGAAGAGCCTTCTCCGGATTCTTCTTCCGGTACTCTGCGGATGCCTTAGCAGCCTTCGCCTTCTGAGCAGGCGTCAGCTTCTTCTCGGCGGTCTTCTTGGTACTGGAAGTAGACTTCTTCGAAGTTGTCTTCTTGGTATCAACCCCGCTTCGCTTCTTGGCTTGCTCGGTGAGCTCGGCAAGAACGGCTCGGAGCTTCTCCAGACGACCCTTGAGTGCCTCTACCTGGGCTTCAAGTTTCTTCCGCCTTTCGGCTTGTCGCTGGGCCCTCGTCTTCTTAGGTGGCTTGGCCTTTGCGGGCTGTCGCCCCTTCAGCTTTCGAGTCCTGAGATAGTACTCACGCCGCTTAGTTGCGTCGTAAGCGTGGACGAGGTCGTCAGCCATCCTCGATCCCCAATTCGGAGAAGATCGCATCGAGTGAGCTGTTGAGTTCGTCTAGACCACTCTGAAGAAGGTCCGGTCCTTCGCCAGTGTCGTCCTCGACTTCGTCGGGAGTTTCATCCATCGGTGGAGCCGCCCCAGTACCAATTCCGGTTCCCGGCTGGGGCATGTTGCTGTTAATGAGCTGATCGGCCTTCGGGTCCGTAGAGGGCCTGAAACCGATACCCTGACGGATTTCGTTCGCCGAAAGAACCTCGTTTCGGGTGAACTTGTCCGCGATTTCCGCGACCTGTTCCATCGGAACCAGTGCGAACGGGTCCCTGAAGAACATGACCGACTGACCTTGAGTTCGAGCCGTCTTGGTCAGGAACTTCCGCTTCATCTCCTCGGCGATAGCTCTGACAATCGGCTTGATGGTCCGGTTGTGGTAGTTCAGCATGGCCTTTTCATCGGCCGTGCCGTTCATGACCTCTTCCGTGAGACCGAGCTGGGCATAAAGCTGAGCCGTAAGGTACTCGATCTGCTTCAGGAAATTGTTCTCGACCGGCCGGTTAAGCTGTTGGATCTTCTCGGTACCGTCGGTGTAGGCGATACCGTACTGACTACCCTTCAGCTGGAACTCAATATCCTGTCGTCGTTGTTCGGCCTGCTGTCGCCTTGCTTCCGACTTGATCACATACGGAAGCTGGATGATCATGTCGAGCTTGCCGGAACTGGTTTGCTCGTCGACCGAGTCCATCATCGCGAGTTTCCGCGTGAGACGCTGGAGAGTGGAGTTCGGCTCGTTCATCACCGCGTAAAGCGGATTCTCAACGATGGCTACCATCTTCTTCGGAAGGGTGATCTCCTTCCGCTCTCCAACGCGTTCGTCGTAGAGACTCACACGGATATGCTGTGGGTGCCAACCCACGACTTCGCCGACCCGAACAGACTTGATGTCATAACCACCCGTGTCGACAGGCGAGATATCGGTTTCGACCGGAACGATCGCAGCGACGCCCTTTTCGAACAGCGTCATCGCTATGTCCTGAAGAAATTGCTGAGGACCCTGATCGATGTTGGGATCAACCTGAAGGCAGTCCTGAAGGCCGCTGGTCATGTCGCCGAGATAACGACCGTCGCTGTCCGTTCGGACGTGGCGGATGTCAATACCAGCTACGTCGATACCGAGACGAGTGTAGATCGAAGAGATGATCGACCGCTCGCTCGAATATGACAGCCTGCTTCGAGAAGGCGAAGCGTAGTACCCCATGCTGGAGTTACCGTAGACGCGGAGCGAGTCCAAATAGTTCTCGTCCTTGAAGGCATTCCAGCTATGCCGCATACCCTCCTTCACCCGAGAGAACAAGCCTGCCATGTGTCACCTCCTCTC